TAACCGCTGGAATGGCAAGTTGCACTCAATCTCCATCGGCAGGCCCTCCTCAGTTCTTCGGTTTCCGTTTCGAAGCAGGCGTGCGCCCGCCGTCACCACGCCACTTGACCAACGCCCGATGCACGGCAGTCAGCGATATGTCTTTCGGTGCGCCGCGAGCCACCATTGCCGCAAGCGCATCCTTGCGCGTCGGGTTGCGGCGCACCGCGTCCCATTCGTGCTCGATAATAGCACGCCATGGTGTCCAGTCGCGATCTCGGCGGCCTCGTTTTGCACCAATCGCGCGAGCAACATCACTCGGAAGCGCCCGGCCAAAGCCCAAGCTGCGAACAGCCGTATCGATCAGTTGTTTGCGCTGCACCGGGTCCGCCGTCGTCAGCCCTGTGCTCGTTTCGCGGATGACACACCCGCGTTTTTCCAATTCCTCGATCGCGTCGCGAAGGTCCATGGCAGGCATCGGCACCGCCGCCGACTTCGGCTCGGCCAGCAACGACAGCCACTCGACGCGAACCACGTCGCCAGCGCGGCGCTGCTTGGCTACGTCCCGCCATCCGGTCACGCCGTCCTTGCCGATGACATACAGCAGGCTCGCGCCATCCGCGACCAGGGCCGCGCGCTGCCGCAACTCCTTGTGGCGTGGAAGTGGTCTAATGACCCCGACTTGTGATTTATCTGATCTCATTTCGAAATTACTACATGCTCGCTGTTGACACGTCAAGCGGCATGTGCAATATTCATCAAATCAGACACGGGAGAGCAGCATGTTTGAAGTTTCAGCACAATGGATGAAGGCTTGCGGGCGCGGCTCTGAACCGAAGGTTTTCACGATTATCGACCGCGAGTTTAACATGGTCGGGCGCAAGGGCATGGACTGCCTTCTGACGCTTCGCGATGACGACGGTTCGGACTGGAAAGTGTTTGTTGGGCGCGGCAAGATCGTCGCCTAAATCAATCTGACGAAAGGCCGGTCATGCCGACATGGACACCACAACGACACGGCACCGGGGCCAATCTCCTGCTGAACGCAGGTCTGCGCGCAAGCGTTGACTACGAGGCTTCGGAGCGTCTGCCGTATGAAGCTCCACACTTCAACGTGACTGTCCTCGGCGTTCGCCTCAAAGGTCGAAGTGAGACGATGGACGAAGCAAAGGTGCGAGCCGAAAGCGCTCTGCGCGCCGCACTGACGACAGCACTTGAGCAACTTGGATAAAGGGCCGGGTCCGTGCGCGACGAACTGAGAGTTTACACGATCAGCGATAGACACTGGACCGGCATAAGCTGCTCGTGCTGCAACGGCGAGCGTGCAAAGCTGAAGGACAAGAAGATGGACGCAAAGACGCTAGCCGACATCAACAAGCTCGACGCTGTTGTGGGCATTGGTGAAAGTTTCGAGGAACCGGCCCGCGCGATGAGCATTGCCTCTGGATACGAGAACGCCAGCCGCCGCGAGCAGGATGCATATGACCGCGAACGCGCCCACCGTGACATGCACAAACGGGCCGTGGCGTTGGCCCGAGACCTTTACGATGACTACGGGTCTGAGGTCTCCCGCACTGAGTTCGACAAGGCTGGGGCCATGTACGGAACCGATCTGGATCATGCGTGGGACATCTATCTGGCGCTGGCTGACAAGGCTTGATCACTGCCGATTACCACGACATGACGGCATGCCATCCAACTCGAGCCAGGCCGATCATGATGGCGATGGTGGCGATCGTCATCAATGCGTGGCACGTCTTGACGCTCATTTGAGCGCCTTGAGAACAATTGTCAGCGTCTCCCCGATCTTGTCGGGGGAGTAGTTTAATCCCATGGCTCCCAGGATCGAGAGGCCGAGCAGGACGAGACGCTGTGCCCAGGTCAAGGCTTCGTCCACCTTCTCGGTTAGGGTCTCGATCTTCTCGCCGTGCTCGTCCAGCTTGGATTCGATCGAGTTGAGCTTGTGCAGCGTCTGGCCAGCCAGATAGTTGGATAGCTCGCTCATCCATGGCCGGCGCCCTTCGCGCGATCTGCCCCGTACTCACAGCCCCATTCCGGACGGGCCTTGTTGTTGCCTTCGATCTTCTCCGCGGTTCTGTCGGCCAACTGATCGGCCTTGGTTATGGTCTGGTGCTTCCATGAGCGGCACAGTTCATTTGCTGCAATCGGCGCAGGTTCGGGCGTCTTTGCGCAAGCGGTCAATAGCCCCAGGCTTGCGAGCGGAATCATGAGCTTGTTCAGACTTGGCGGCATTCTGCGCCCCTTGCTTTTGAGACGCATGCACCAACTCACTCTTTCCGCGTTGTTCAGCGGCTTTGATACGCTTCCAGTCCCAGGTTCCAATCATCGCGAGCATACCAAGAACCGCCGCGAATTTTAAGCCGTGCCCTGCAAATAATGCGAGGATCTGTGTCATCATGGCTTGCCCTCCTGCGCCGCTTTCACGCGCCTCGACACGACATAGACAGCCGCCCCGATACCAAGCCCCAATGTCATGCTCCTGACGTTCCCGCCCATGCCGGCAAGCGCTGATTGAACCGGGGATAGCTCCGTCAGCTTTGCCGCCCATTCGAGCAGCGCGGCCACGGTCTGGTCGACGTAGGCCAGAACGCCAGCGGATGCGCCGGCGACGGTGCCCCATAGGGTTCCAGATCGAGGCAGTTCCGCCTTGGGTGCGTCCACGGCTTGCGGCGACGGGATGTCATCGTCAGGCTTGAGGAACAGCGCTTTCTCGGCAGCTCGGCGCCGGATGAGGCCATTCATCACGATGCCCTGGGCCTTCGTCCAGTTCGCGAACTCGTTGGCTGCGCCGTCCACATCGCCTGCATTGATGCGCTTGAGTAGCGTCGAGGAATGCAGCTTGCCGCAGTTGTAGTTGAACGACACGAGCGCGTCGAATTGGTGCTGCGTGATCGGCACCTTTACGAGAGACGAGACGATCGCCTCATGCTTGGCCAATTCTCGGCGTAGAACATCCTCAGCCTGGGCGCGGGTCCACACCATGCCCATCTTGACGCCTTCAGTGCAGCCGAACCCGATAGTCGGAATGTCTAGGACGGGCTTGCCATTCTTGTACCCGAGCACGGTCTGGTAGGCTTCGCACGAACCGTCAGGCCGCGCCTTGTGGTAGCCTTCGAATTCGGTGATCAGGTCAAGCCCGGCTTTCGATATCGTCATGCATCACCCGGTCTGTATTGAGGAGACGCAGGACGAGATTGCGGGGCACCAAGGCCATACTCAGCCGCAGCAGCACCGCCAGCCATGCCGAGCAAGCCGTACTTGCGAAGGATCTCGATCAGGCTATACCCGCCATCAGCATCGGGAAATACGACGTGATTTCTCGACCCTTCACCAGCAACACGAGAGCCCTGGTCGAAGTAGCTGATTCCAGCCACTCCCTGATCCTTCAGCGCATAGCCCATATCTATAGCCCTGGCATTGGCCGCGGGAAGGTAATAGCTAACGGGCTGGCTATCTTCCCAAGTCCCCCAATCTGTCCGACGATCTTTTGAAGCGTAGCTTTCAATTGCCCGCTTAACTTTGTCCGACTGCTGGCTCAGAGGCGCGTCCCAATTCAGAAAATCTGATGGATCGGCTTTTATGTTTAGTTCGTAGGCGTGAGCCGAACCGTGCGAATTTTTGAATTGATTGTAGTATGCCCCGTCCTTACCGGAGACAGCCGGACTCTCTGCTGTATAAAATCCGTTGCCGAACGCCTGAAATCCTTCACCTGATCCCATCTTAGATGTATTCGGCTTGTCGAATTCGTATGGGCTGGCATGCCATGCACGAATGCCTGGCGTATCAGGAATCGCCCCCAGCGCAGCGCCAGTAGCAGCGCCAGGACGACCGCCGTTGGCGTAGAGCTGAGTGAACTTCTTAATGGCGTCGTTATTGGTGACAGCGATGTGATCAGAAGCAGCGCCGCCGGGGTCGTCGCCGACATTGCGGAACCGCACCGCATCAAATCCGTTTCGCTTTGCGTCGTCTATTTGACCCTTTTGCCATGTCGCCCAATCGAGTACGCCGCCGACATCGTCCCACGTTCGCGGGCGTGGTATATTTGCCGTTTCAGCAGCTAAAGACGCCTCATTCCATGGGTCTACGTCCTTTATGCGTCCGCCGATCTGTGACTCGTACAAGTGCAGCTTGTCCGGGTTCATCAGCTTCCATGATGCCCGCTCGTTCGGGTACAAATCAGGGGCAGCTCTATCCAATGCGAACGATTCCGCCGTCCTCTTGTTGGTTGAAAACCAAGGCGTCACGCCATCTTCAAACGTTGTGAACACGTTAGGGCTGCCGTGATAGGCTGTAAGTGTTGACTCCATCGGTGAAGTGTAGTTGCTTGGCATTGCGGGCCGCTGTTCCTCCGCCAACGCGGAGATCGTCCTAGGCTCTGCCGACGACTTAGCGGCCCGCAGCTCCCCACCAGAAGAACCAACGACGCCCCTAGGCTTAGGCGCTGCAAACCCTCCCAGCATGGCGGCACCTGCGACGTTGAACGCATCCTCTACGCCTTGGGTATCGCCTGGCGTGTAGCCGTTTTCGAGCAAGCGGTTGAAGCTCTGCACTGGCTCGGCAACGAAGCCGGGGAAGGCGAGCCCGGTGCGCCCGTTGTCGTAGGTCGCGAGCGGCAACAGCCCGTGCCGCTGAGCAACGTTGCCCTCTTCTGGCGTGGCGCGGTCGTACTGCGCGGCCATGAGGCCGCCGGCTATTCTGCGGCGCTGGTCTGGTGAAACGTAGTCGGCCATTTATGCGCTCTTTCGCATCAGGTCGTTGAGGGTAACGCTACCGAACGCGCCGACTGTGGACTTCAACTCGAATACTTCGGTCTTGAGAGTGCGGATCTCGTCGGCCATCTCAAGCAGGAGCGTCTGCACTTCGGCCGGTAGAGCTTCTCGAGTAACTTCCTTCGTATGCGTTCCAGGCTTCGCCTTCCGCCACTCGCGCGGGTTCACGTCTGCCATGTGATAGCCTCGTAAGCAGCCCTTGCGGTGGCCGCATCCGACGCATCACTGATTGCTTTCTTACCGAGTAGGCGGGTACGCTCGATCACGTTGGACAGATCCGCCCACGCTTCAGACTTGGAAATCACGAGCAGGGCGCAGCCCCACAGCGTCGGCGCTTCCAGCCCGACCGATGCCGCCAGAGTCGGGAATTGCGCGATGCGTTCGGCTTCGGTGAGTGCGTTTGCGGCATCTTCACCCATCGCGTGCACAGCGTTGGCCTGATCGCGCTTCTCGGCGTAGGTCATCGCCATGCCGGCACCGGGTGTCAGGTAACGCAATCGAACGCGCTCGGCGTCGTCGTCAACTCGGGACAGCCAGTAGCTTTTGGGGGTGAGGTAGGCCAGCACTTCGGCATCGTCCCACGGCTTCGTCTCCGCCGTGTGCTCGCCTTGGCTGACCGCGTAAACCCCTTTGATCGCGCCGCCGTCGCGCTCGATGTATGCCAGCTCAGCCATTGTTCTGATGCCCTCTCACGAAGTCCAGCGCCTTGACCAGTCCGGCCTCGATTTCCGCCAGCGTTGCCGGCGTCAGGTTCGCGATCGAGACCGTTCCGTCATCGCGAATGGTGACCGTCGATACCACCGTGTGTTCATTCGGCATTATCATCTCCCTCTGTAATCCCACCATCCCAGCGTAATGATGCGCATGGTCGTGCTCGCATCGGAACTATCGCAGCGATAGCGAACCTGTGCGCTCGTATTGGTGCGAACTTTGATGTGAGCCACACGACCGTCCTGCGATGCGTTGCCGCCCGTGGTAGCGCCTGGAGCCGCGGCGCCTGACGATGGTGCAACGTCGGTAAATGCTAGGTCACTCACGATCACGCGGGCCGATGTGCCTGATGCGGTGAGATGCGCATTGATCAGCGCTTGCACGTTGACTCCGGTTGGAACGGTCAGCGTAGAAGTGACCGCAGCGGTGCCGGGGTTCGTCGTGTTCACGTCGAACAGCGCGGTTGACCATAGGAAATAATCGCCATCGTTCGTGAACGCGATGAACTGCGCCGATCCGTTCGTCCGCACCGATCCGACGCGCCGCTTGTAGATGTAACTTCCCGGCAGCGTCGGTGCAGATGCGCTCGTCGACAGGAGGATTGCTGGAGTTGCGCCGGCCGCGAGCGCGATCAGGTACACGTGATACCACGTGTTGTTGGCCAAAGATCCCGCGTCGAGTCCATTGGCTCCGACCGTCGTGCAATCCGCCGTCAGCGTGCCCGAAGTCGTGATCAGCAGCGTATTGGTCGAATCCGCTGCTTGACCGATCGCCATGTCTATCTTGGTCGTCGGCGTGCCCGAATTGCGCGAGAGCGTCAGGCCGGTCAGAAAGTTGTACGGAACAGAACCAGATCCGGTGAACGTGATCGTGTCGGTACTCGCGTTCGTGGTGATGGCGATGTTCACGCCGACGAGCGTCAAGGTATCGGTTCGACTATCCGCCACTACGTCGGATTGACCGGATACCGAAATCGTTTTGAACGCCAGCGCCGCCGCGTCGATGGCCGCCTTCACGCCTGATGGATGGGTCGCCAGTACCGTGCTCGTGCCGGTGACAGTCTCGGCATCCGTCGCCAGCTCGACGACGCCGGTAGCGGTTTCGCTGGCGCTTTGCTTGATGTTGGCAAAGGCTGTTGCGGCGTTCGCAACATCGGTCAGGTTATTGGCCGCCAGCATGTCGCCAGAGCCTGAGCCAGAGGCGCCCTTGGCCGCGATCACATCCCACACGGTCGCCCATGACGCACCGACGCCCGGCTCAGTGCCAGCGCCCGACGTGTGCCCACTGGTGCATATGTAGGATGATCCATTTCGGCTGACGCCATCAGCCAAAGCATACGCCGTTGCCGTTACCCAGGCGCCTTGCCAGTCGATGCCGGCGCCTGGGTCGCCCGCGTCGCCCTTGGCGACGAAGATTACAGAGAGCTGATCGCTGTCCGTGAACGTGCCGTTGTTGCTGACGTAGGTATGAGAAAACCCGTCATAGCCGCCGCTATCGGTGATCGTCCCGGTGATCTGAACCACGGCATAGGTCGAAAGCTGCCCGACCTTGTAGACGTACAGCGTCCCCTTAACCGTCGAGGTGCTGTCGTCCAATGTGGCGAGCACTGCCGCCATGGGGGAGCCGGCCGCGTCGGTTTCGGAAATGCGGAACCCGGTCGAGCTGGCAATGGTCGCGTGGTTGAACCCGAGTTTTCCAGTTCCTGGATCGCCGCTCGTCGAACTCGAGAACTGATACAGGAACCCGTTGACGCCGAGATTAGCCGCTGATGCCAGCGCCGGCAGCGCCAGAATGATCCAGTTCTGGATGATCGCGGGCGGCATGTTGTTGTGGGCGAGGTCGCCGCCTGCGTTGTTCGTGGTGAACGTATGCGTTTGAGGTGACGACGAGCGAGAGGCCGTCGTTTCACCGATGTTCGCATCGAAAGCGCTTCCGCTGGCTGCCGTTTGGACACCGGAGCGAATCGAGTCCGTATAGGTGACGGTGCTGGCGTCCGTGGTGCCGGTGTGCGGATGCGCCGGGATCTGGGCAACGGTGAGCGTGTGCGTTTCAGCGCCACCCACCGCGCCGAGCGTCGTTCCCGTGATGCCGCTGCCGGCTGCCGTGATCCGGCCCGCGGTGCTTCCGCCCATGTTGTCGTCACCGAACGGGGTTCGGCCGCGATAATCGGGAAGGTTGAACGTCGTCGATCCGTCGCCCGTGCCGTAGGTCGTGCCGTAGGCCGCGAACAGCTCGGCGTAGGTCGTGCGCGAGACCGCTTGGCCGTAGGCGAACAACCACCCGCTCGGCGCCGTAGCACCTGGCCACGGGGCGACGATGCCAACCGGCGTGATGCGCGCGAGCACGTCGGCGGAAGCACCGGAAACCCGCCCGCCGACCATCTGGAAATCGTCAGTTGCCGATCGGTAGGCGACGAGCACCTTCTGTCCGTTGACGATATCGCCGGAACCGACCGCACTTCCGTCCTGGGCTCTGATCGTCTTGGCGCCGAGCCCGCTGACGTTGAGCGTTGCCGAGCCGGTGATGGAATGGTTCGCGGTGAACCCGATCGTGAGACCGTTGGAGTAGGCCGTCAGCGTGCGGTTCGACGCGACCGTGAAAGCGTTCGACGAGCCCGACGCAGTTAGGCTCATGTTGCGGTCTTTGTACTCCCGCGCAATCATGCCCTCCAACGCACGCCCGGCGTCATTGACGTTCCGAAACTGCATGTTTTCGGGGAAACGCCCGGTGTTCGATGCGTCTGTGATTGACAGGTCGTCGAGTTCGGCCATGAGCTCATCCAATGCGGATTTTAGCGGGAATCGTGACGGTGATCATCCTGGCCCTGTTGGGTCAGGCGATGCGAAACGCACACTGGCTGATACCGATCGTTCCGGTTGCCGCCGTGTGGCTGGCCTACCGGCTTTCTTCACCCTATGAGCGGCGAGAATTCAGGGTCTTTGTTCCCCGCCTATTGCGGCGGATTCGATTGCGGGGGCACGGGCGCCAACGCCGATCGACTCAAGCAAAGCAGTTGCCGCCCCCCGCTGCCTTGCGGTTACGTCGCGACGATTGATAAAGCTGGTCAGTTCGCGGATGTAGGCATCACGCTCCGGCCCCTGCGCGGTGAGGATGCGGGCGGCATCAACGGCAACGGCGCGGGAGCGCTCGTCAAGGTAGCCAGCCGTCATCTTGTTGATTGACCACCGAGCGAACTGCTTAACGGTCCCGAGCATACCGACCGTGGGATCGAGAGCGGTATCGACGGCGCTCGTCTTGTCAAACCGTTTCATTGCCTGTTGCATGGCAGTAGTCACGGAATTGCCGACTGCGGCTTGACGAGTCTGCTCATAGCGGGCCTCCGCGCCAAGGCGGCCGAGGATGGTGTCTGCGCCTTGATCGCCGGCTACTTGCCGGAGCTTATCGCGTGCATACTCGTTGCCGAAGGTTTTCATAGCGGCACTGTCGCCGGTCGGGCCGAACATGGTTCCCTGATTGCCCATAATGTCACGGATGGCGCCGCGCGCGCCTTGGTCGTAAGCAGACCGCTGCACGCCCGATTCCATGCCGGCGAGGTCTGCCCGCATCTGATCGGGATGGGTTCCCCTCTTGAAAGCGTCCGCGCCTTGCTCCAGCCCTTCGCGGAACTGCAACCCGGTTCCTGCAAGACCGCGAGCCTGTTGCCACGAGCTGACGCCCTGCTCGGGGCGAACGCCACGAGTTGCTGCGTCTTGAGCCATGAGGATGTTGTCGACTTCTTCGCGGAACACCGCCGCCAACTGGCGGTATTGCCCCGCCGTATGAGCGTCGAGACCGCCTGTCGGCGTGTTGGAGTGTCTCGCGCGCCGATCGAACTCCCGCTTGATGAACTCGAGCAGCATGTTGGCGCTGGCCGGTTGGCCTGTGAGCGCCGCTTCTCGCCTCATCGCGTCATCGGCGGCGCGGGTTACGCCCTCTTGCTCAGCGAACGTGAGTAGTTGTTGCAGCCGAGGCGTGGGCTGAACCGGCGTGTTTTCGAACCGCTCATAATATGGGCGAGCCGCAGCGCGCGATTGGTTCAAGATCTGGTCTTCGAGCTGCACGAGATTCTGCGCCGGCCCTAGCGCTTCATCGACTGCGCCCGTGATGCGCTGCGCTGCCCCGCCGCGCCGTCCTTCCCCAACTGTGGCCCCGAGAGCGTCCTTGACGATGGTCTGACCTTCGCCTGGGCGCCGAGCAATCGCGCCGGCGTGGCCTTGCAGGTTCGGGCCGAGGTCGGCAAGCATCGCCTCTGGAAGCATGCCGTCGGGAACGATCTGGCTCACGCGATCCGCGCGCATGTCGTCGGCGACGTTTGCCACGGCTTCGCGGTTCATGTTCGCAAGCGGCCCTTGCGGCTGGGCTTGGCGCTTCACCATGCGGCCCAAGCCCTCCGCAATCGGTGGCATCGCAGCACCCAGCCCGAGACCGATGCCAGCGCCAACGCCAGCGTTGACCATGCGCTCGCCCGACGTGTCGCCCTCGCCAGCGCCGTAGCCAGCACCGTAAGCCGCGCCCGTGGCCGCAGAATTGACCACACGGGGCAGCATCGTGCCGCCGCGCATCAGGTTGACCATGGGCGACACGGGAGCCGACAGAACGCCGCCAGCCACCTTCTGCACGCCGCCCGCTGTCACGTCACCGATGAGGGGAAGCGTGGTCAACTTCGTGCTGTCCTTGTCGATCGCCTCGTCTGTCGCCCGCTGGTAGGCCAGCGCCTCGTCGTAGGGCGTGCCTGAGACCAGATTGGCCGTCTTGGCGTTGGCCTCGTCCAGCCACGATCCGACCGGCGTTCCTCGAGCCAGATTTCGCCCGAAGTCGCGCACGCCCTGCATGATCCCGCCGCCAGCGCGTTCCTTGGCGACGTATTGCTTGGCCCACTCGTTGAACGCCCCTTTCCGATCCGTTTCCGGCATGGCCTGGATAGCCGCGCGCACCTGGGGCACTGGCTGAGAGAAATCTAGCCCTGGATATTTCGGGGCGACGGCGGGAGCGGCGAACTTGCCGGCCGTGCTGTCCACTCGATTAGCCTTGATGCCGAGCGCGGTAAACGTCTCTTCCAGCTTGGAGCGCATAGCTTCCGGCGAGAGACCATCAGGCATCTCGACTTCATATTTGCCGCCGTCCGGGGCTTCGACTTCGTATTTGGCCATCAGTCGGCTTTCCTTACCCTGACGCCGTTGATGTCCATCCAGCCGTCATTCTGTTGCGGCTGGCCTTGCTGCGCTGGACGTTGACCGGGGCGCACAGTGTAGGACGGCTCGGGAGCGCTGGCCTTCTGACGCGCGAGCGCAACCAGCGCGTCGATTTCCTTGCGCACGTCGGCGAGCGCCTTTTTGTATTCCTCTGTTCCCACCGCCATCGCCTGCAGACGCGAGATCGAGGCCGTTGCTTTCGCGCCTTCCGCTTCGGTGATCGCGCCGCCGCCGCGAAGCCCCTCGAAGGCTTGGAGGAACGCCTTGCCCTGCACCTGATCGATGCGGGCTTGCGATGCCACGGCGCTTTGTGAGAGGTTTGGCCGGTAGTTGGCCGCAAAGCCGGTCATCGTCGGAAGATACGGATCGTTCTCGACGGCATCGAGCGCATCTTTCATCAGTTTCGCGTTCGTCTCGACGACGGGCAGATTGGCCTTGGCCTTGCCGCTCGCTTCGCCCTGCTGATTGGCTTGCGTCTTGCGATAGGCCAGCACCTCGGCAGGAACCGGAACCACGCCTTGCGGTAGCTGCGATTGCACCAGCTTGCCATCCCGGCTGGCCTGCATCGCCACGTAGTTGCCCTGAGCGTCGGTGCCCCACGTGACTTGCTGCGCCGTCTGGCCGTTCATCTCGCGCTTTTGCTTCATCCAGTCGGAAAAGCCGCCCGTGTACCCGTCTTTCTTAGCGAACTGGAATTCGCGAATGTCGTCGCTCGACGGCGGCTCTGCGGCTTTGGTGATCTGGGCTTGCATGAGCTGCTTCTGCAGAGGCAGCATTTCAGCGCCCTTGGTAAGCTCAGCCTGCAATTGCTGCTTTTGCAGCGGGAACAGTTCGTTTTCCCGCATTTGCTTCTGCCGTGCCGATGCGAAGTCGCTTGCCGCCTTCGATCCCTGCATCAGACCTTGACCGATGTTGGGAGCGCCGAGCACGCCCGCGCCCATCTGGAACAGCGGCGACGACACCCAATTATCGAGGCTGAAGCCTTGGTTCTGCGGATCGTACAGCGCCATGGGCTGGCCTCCTGTGGGTTCGTCTTTAGGACCGCCGAGCGCCATCATCGGCTGTGCCGCGCTCATGCCGCCGCGCCTAGGCTGATAGTTCGCGGTCTTGGCTGGGTCGGGCTGCGCTGATGCGGGGACTTGAACCGGTGCGCCGCGGTCGTTCGGGTCTTGCACCGGCCCCCAGAAGTTGGGATCAACCTCGGCGTGAACCGGGTCTGATTTGGCGAGGCTCGAGGGGAACTGCACACCATAGGCGCCCGCGTTCTGCCTCATCCAGTCGAGTGAGGGACCGGTGCCGAAGTCCACCGCCTCGCCGCGCTGATGGTTGCTTTTCCCGACCGGTGCCGCATAGCCTGGAATGCCGCGCGAGTATTCGACGAACGACGCCGGCCGACCGTTGACGTTGCGCGATACGCTGTCGATAGCTCGAAGCTGATCGGCATCCGACCTGTATCCCGACGTGATGCGGGGATCGTAGCCGGCCTCTTTTGCCGCCGCCATCAATGCCCGAACGCGCGTGTTGAATTCGGGGAGAAGACCCATCATCGGCGCCCGAACGCGAGCGCTTGCATCTGCGGGTTATTCTGCATCGCCTGCATCATGCCAGCGCTGAGACCGCCGCCCGCTGCACCGCCCATGCCGCCCATCATTCCAGCCAGCGGCCCCGCCCCGGTCATCATGCTAGCGCCCATCATGCCGGCGCCGATGGCAAGTTGTGCCGGGCTCTGCTGCTGCTGCGTCGTCGTCGTGCCCTGGCTGGTCGAGGTCTGTCCGAGTTGAGCAACCGGGTTCGTGAACCCTTGAAACTCGCGCAACGCGTTGGCCTGCTGGTCTTGGGCATACTGATGGCGTGCCATCTGCTCGTCGATGCCGCGTTGTGTCTGGTCTTGCCGCATCTGCCCGACGCCGAGCAACCGCTCCATGTCGGCGTAGTCCTGATTTGCCAGCGTCGGCGCCATGTTGGCCGCCTGCATCTGGTTCGATCGCTCTTGGCCGTAGTTCTGATAGGCCAGCTGCCCGATGGAATCGCCGAGCCCGCGTGATGCAGCCTCGACCACTTGCCCGTTGCCCGTGCCGCGGCCTGCCTTGGCCCATTGCGACGTGATCGAGGGCAGCACCTCGGAGGTGATCCGATCGGACATCTGCGAAAAGTACGGGTTGCCAGCGCTGAGATAGTTCCCGTTGAGCGTATCCCCAACCATGCCCTGAGCGCTCTTGACCAGGGGCGAGCCCGCTTGCGCGCGATTGGCCATGCCGGACAACGCCTGCTCGGTTTCAGGGGCGAAATTGGCGTATGTCTGGCCTGGGAAGAACTGTTGCCCTTGCCGTTGCGTGAACACGTCGTTTGCCGCCGACAAGCCCCGCTCGACGCTCGGAAGTGCGGGTGCCCATGGGTCGGTCTTCTGGGTCTTGTTTTCGCTCTGCGTCGTCTTCGAGGTCGTCATAGCGCTTTGGCCACCGTGATCGTGATCTTTTCCCAACCGAAACGCTTCAACGCGCGCTCCCAACCAACCCTGCAGACGCTTTCAGCTCTGACGCACCCGTTGGCCTTGGCCCATGCCTCGATCTGGTCGAGCAGGTGCAGCCAATCCACCATCCCCGTACCGCCGAGATAT